GGCGGCATACCTGCTAATAAAAACTCTTTGTGTAGTATGGGTATGTCAAACCTAGAACCGTTGTAGTGAACGATGGCATCAGCTTCATCGAGAAGTTTATGCACAGAGTCTAGCATCTTTTGTTTGCCAGATTTTTGAATAGAATCAAACATGATTTTAGATTCACCGTACCACTTGGCTGCATAGCAAAGGGTATAAGATGATTCTAATAATTGATTTATAGAGATGTTCTGGTCAAAGATACCCCAGACATGAGCAGTATTTGGTGCTACTTCTATATCAATAAGTAAAATTTTCATAATAACCTTTAGTTATAAGTTTACTTATTATATACCAAGAAATAGTCTGCGTTCATCCAATCTTCTGTTTTGTAAGCCTTTTAAGACTTTACCACCAGCTCTACAATATTTAACTAGCGATTCCATAGCCGCTTCTTTATCGCCACGAAGCAACGCTTGACGGATGGTTGAACGCTGAAAGCATCCAAGACCCAGATTGAAGCAAAAAGAAACAATGCTATCGAATTCGTGTTGTCGAAGAGGCACGTTAGGTAGCATCTTGCATACTCCCAACTCGAAACGATTGAGGTCGTGTTTAAGAATTCCATCTATTTCCTCGTTTGTAAATGTTTTATTCCACGCTTCTGGAAGAGACTTGCCATCTCCAATAAGATGACCCACACCGACAGTCCATAAACCAGCAGGACACTTGTAAGGCTTATTACGAACACCTTCATGATGTCGGATTAACTTGATAGCCTCTTTAGATACTTTCACGTTTCTTTTCCCATGTACGAGAACCGAAATAGAAACCAATAATACTTGCAGTAATAGCCATTTCTTCAGAGCCAAATACTTCTTGAGACGCTACAACAAAGTCTACACCTGACCACATAGCCCATACTAACGAAATAAGGTTGATAAGCACTAACTCACCTACAAAGATAAAGGCTACTACAGGTCTAACCATAGCGTTCCAGTTTTTAACTGTAGGGCTTGCATTTTCTACTAACTTCTTATCATGGTCGTATAATGCTTCACGTTCTTGTGCGTATGTTTGAACTTCTATTTGGTCTAGCTTAATAGCTTCTATCTTTTCTTGAGATATAAAGCCTGCTTTAGCTAATTCTAATTCACGTTCTGTTTGTAGTTTAGCCATTTCTCTTTCATGCTTTTGGTCACCCTTTTGCTGAAAGAAACCTAAAACACTAGGTAAGCCTGAAGTAGCGAAACCTAATATACCTGATAGAATACTTAACATCTATAACTCCTTTGGATCAAAGCCATACATTTTGGCTACACGTTTTTGTAATTTAAGAAACAAGCCTTTATGACTTGTGTACTGCTCTGTTTTTGGTGAAACTGTATATACACACATATGCAATATTTCATGGCAAAGTGTAATTAACACAGGGTATAAGTGAGAATGTCTTGCAGTAGATATAGTAATAACATGTGGCTCACCTTGTTCTGGTGGTTGATATTCTCCACATATAGCATTGTCATTTACGATAACAAAGTCTACTTTAGATGCTGGTGGTAATTTGTATTCATCAAATATAGGCATCTCTATAATTGCACTATAGAGGTTAGCTATATTATTTTCTGTAATGAATGTCATTTTGATAATGGGTTCATTGTGCTACGTTTAACAGTATTTAGTTTATCATCCATTGCGTTTACGGTTGCTTCTAATTCTTTACGCAGACCTGATACCATAGCTGAAGTCTCACGAGAGTTGGCAATAGCGTCTGAAGACTTTTCACTAGCTTTCATAATAGATTCAGATAGTTGGTATTGTCTTTCATTTATTGCTTTAACTTGTATTTCTAAACCATTTAATTTAGACTCTATGGGAGCTAAATCTAAACTGTCAACAGCTTCAATTGCCGTAACCATCTTGTTGTAAAAAGTTATGCCTGCGTATGCCGAGCCAGCTACTATTGGCAATGCTATTAAAATCAATTTCAGAAGTGCCGAGCTGGATAAGCTCAAGCTGAAGGTTTTGATTTTTTCCGAACTCATTGTTTATCTCCGTATCAAATTTAAATGCGTCTGTTATTTCTATTTGTTGTATAATAGGTTTGTTAAGTATTTCTAATGAAAGGACTATTCCAAAACCATGTACAAGCTCTTTACCCTTTGGTACGTCAAGTTTAGGACTCTCCTTGCTCTCATTCTTTTGTTCAGTCTTTGGTGGGTCTTTTGGGCTGTCTTCTTTTGCTTTTGGCTCACTTTTAGTTTCTTGTTTTGGTTGTTCAACCTTAACAGGAGCTGACTCTACTTTAGGTGGTTCAGGTGCAGCTAATGGGTTTACTTCTGGAGCAACAGCAGGTGGTGGTGCAGGAGGTGGATTATTTACAGGGTTAAGGGGTGAGCTAGGGCTAACTGGAGAACTCACGTTAGTGACGTTTGTAGCACTCTTAACACATGTATTGTTTGTTTCTACCCAACCATTCCATACAGGACTTCCATAAGGGTCTGGGCAAGATGAAATGTTAGTTTCTGTAATAGAACCTACATAGTCTGCTTGACAGGCTAGTTGCCTAGTTTCAACACTTGCCTGACACGTTGGAGGGTCTTGTGTGCAGTTGTTGCTAGTTTCTGTCCAAGCTGACCAGCTTTGCGTAGAACAACTAAAGTTCCTGCTTTGATTAACAGCACCGCTATAGTGAGGTAACGTGCAAGCAGTGGTTTGATTTTCAACCAAGTCTGAACAAGCAGGTGTTTGATACGCACTACATATTGGGTCACTTGGGTTATAAGATACGCACCAATAGTCTTTAATTGCAATGATTGGATCAATGCCATGACATACGAGAGAACCTTGAAGCATATAGCCTTCAGGCGTTGGAGTATAGTTGCAATACCAAGCATAAGCATTATTTACCTTTGTTAATGATAGAAGTAGTAATAGGCTCGTCAGCAACAAGCGGTATCGTGTATGTATCGCCATATAGTTTCTTGAATATAGAAGGGTTACGTTCATACCAACCACGTTTAGCAGCATCACCAATAGAACCATTTATAGGACATGGTGAGCCTGACTGTATCATGGCTTCAAATACTCTATCGTCTTGACACAAGATAGATACTGCTGCAACTTTAAGACCTAAATCATTAAGAGTTTTAGCCAGTTTAATGCGTTCACAATTAACGTCTTTATAGCCAGAGCCACCACTTAAGCCAAACAATGTACTAGATACAGAACCAGTAACAGGAACAATACAAACGTCTTGGCTAAAAGCACTTATAGAAGGGCTAATGGCACTAGGTGGTGGTTGACCTTTATAGTTAATAGTAGTAGTATCAGCGTGTGCAGTATGAACCATAAATAAAACAAGTAAAACAATAATTGTCCAACTAAATATTTTAGAAAATGTTTTCATGTTACATAAATTTATGAGTTAATAGAAATACAATCACAAAACCTGCTGTTCCTAATAGTATTTGTTCTAAACGTTTGAGTCTTGCATTTATTTGTTCATAGCGTAAAGCACATACTTCTTCGTGTGTACTCAATCTTGATTCTACGTCTGACTTCACCATCTTATCCTTTCGGAGCATTATATAAGTTTATAGGGGGTAGGTATAAATCGTGCCATTCAATCATTGTTGATTTTGATACATTTTATCTAATTGTTGTAAGTATAAATCTGGCTCTAATAAACTTTGAGCCTCTTGTACTTTCTTAAGCTGTACACCTGCTTTAGCTGTTAAGTCAATAGGTGTTCCATATCTAGCTACTTTGCCACCAGCTTGAGTTAGCAATCCAGTAATTTTAGGCGATGTAATACCAATACCAAGTGCTGTTAATGGGCTTAATCCAGTACCAAATGCAATATTAAGTAACCCACCAGCACCACCCAAAGTACCAAGAACACTTTTTGGTTCAAAAGATTTCATAGATGCACCAGCAATTTCTGTAGATAAATCAATGCCAGTAGCCTTTTGCATTTTATCAGCAAGTGATAATTTAACACCAGTTTCATCACGAGTTGTTCTTAATAATTTTCTTAATGCTGTTTCTTGAGATGCTTTATTTCCACCAATAAGACCTCTGTCAATCTCTCTAATAGTTTCAATAGAGTTTTCGTAATCTGCCATTGCTTTTTTGTACTCTGGCACTTCTTTAACAAGGTAGTTTTTTACACCATTACGAGTGGTGTCTATAACTCTTTGTGCTTGAGTCATCTTTACATCGTCTGGATACACAGCGTCTATTCTTTGTTTTAAAAAATCTAAACCAGCTGCTGTATGTAATTTAGGTTGAGATTCCCATGTATTAAGAATTTTCTCTACTTCATTAATTGCTGCTAATTCTTTATCACCAACACTTACTTGACCTTTGTAAGTAATAGATTTTTTAGCATTATCAAAAGTTTCTCTAATTGGAGCAAAGTCTAATTTAGCTGGACTTGCAGCCCATCCAGTATCTGTACCTTTAAATTGGCTTGATTTTTTAGCTGTTGAATATTGCAAATTTTTCTGTGCAATCATTTCTTGTAAACCAGCTTTTGCTTTATTTAATATTTCTATTGATTCTGTTTTTCCTACAATTTGATTAATTGCAGTATCAATACCAGCTTTAGAAGCTTCATATACTTTTTTAATAGCTTCACCACCAACACCAGTTGTTAATCCTAGTATTGGAGGAAGACCAGCTTCTAGCACTTTACCGCTCATATATAATGGATTTGTTACTTTAGATAACTCTGAAAATCCTACAGCAGGTGTAGTTACTTGTCTCTCTGTAAATGGAACTTTGCCTGTAACAGATGGAATTTTGTATGGCACAGCTTTAGATGCAATACCAGCACCTGTAGATATATCAAGCAATGCCTCTACTGGTCTTTCTTGAGCATATTGTTTAAATGATTCTGCACTTTGGTACGGTGCTGCAAATGCTCTAAACATTTCTTCTTGTCTAGATACTGGCATTTTTTCCAATACTTTTTCTGGAGAATACATTTGACCTAAACTTTTTCTTGCTGCTGCTTGTGCACCTCCAGCAAGAGTTTCACCAGCTGCATAACCAACTTGTGGTGCGTTAGTGATTACATTGTAGCCACCACGCAATATATCCAATAAGTTTTGAGGCACATTTGCACCAGCTTGTAAAAAAGAAAAGTTTGTTGGAACATCGGCTACAGCACCTGCTTTTAATGGACCAGATGTAGTAATGTCTGGAACTTTATTTTGCGTTAATTTATATAAATCTTCAGCCATGTTTTATCCTAGAAATAATATAATTCGTTATTCATAATGTAATACTGTGCATTTGGATCTAATCCAGACGCTTTGGCTGGGAAACGTTTTTTAATATATGGGTTTGCACCAGAATATACTTTAATTTCACCTTTGTCTGTTTTTACTTTTGTTTCTAATGGTAAAAATTCTGATTTTGGAAACTCAAAGTCATTACCATAATCATTTGCATATCCTTGATTAAGGTTAGCTTTTGCAGCTTGAATAGTTTGTAATAACTCAACAACTACTCTTTTACCTTCTTCTGGAGGAAGACCTAACTTAATTTTATTTAAAGAAGCAATAATTCTATCGCCTTCTTTTTCTGATAAATTTCCTGTTCCAGCTGCACCAGAAGGTGAAAGTGCTTTTAGTTTTTTTAATTCACTTACTAAAGACGCACCTTCTGTACTTGTAATAAGGTTATTTACTTTAAATGCAGAAGTTCCTTCTATACCAGCACGCTTACTTGCTAAAGGACCAAAAGCATTATCAAAATCTTTATCTGTAATAATATCGTATACTGTTTTTTCAAAATTATTTAAACTTGTAAATGAATCTGTTAATCTTTTTTGAATTTCACTTTGATTATCTTTTAACTGCTGTCTTGTAACTGCAGAAACATCTTGTCTATTTACAAATGGAATGGTAGATGTTGTTTTTGCAGCAGGAGTAGGATTTGCAGATACATTTGTTTGCGGAACTTTTGTTGTATTAACTGCAGCAGGTTGAGTTTGTTGCGTAACCTGTGGTTGCGTTACTGGTGCAACATTAGTTTGTGTAGCGGTAGTAACTTGTGGCTGAACAACAGGTTGATTTGCTTGACTCATTCTGTTTGCTCTATCTAGTTTAATTTGAGCAATAATTTTATCTGCAGATGGCAATTCATTAAGTGGAGCACTTGGTAATTTGGCTTTAAATTCAGCTCTAGAAACTTCTTGTTTTGACTTTTCTATAGAAGAAACAGCAATAGCGTCTTTTGCAATACGCACATCAGCCATATCTTGTGCAGATGGGTTTTGAGGATTAATACCAAGTTCTTGCATAATTGAAAGATCTTGTTTATCAATCTCTGGAAGAGGTCTAAATTTAGGACTTGATTTTAATTCAGCACCAATAAAATCTTTTTCAGCAAGTAAGAAATTAGCAATTTCTGTATCATTATATCCTGAAGCTCTCATTTCTTTAATTTTAGCTTGTCTTGCTATATCTTGACCTTGTAATGTTTTAGTTTCCAATTGACCTTTTTGAATATCTTGCATCATTTTGGACAATTCAGTAGTAGTCATAAAGTTTCTAGTGGCGGCATCTATAGGGGCTTGTCTACCTCCAACAGCACCTGTAAATCCACCTAATGCAGCACCAGCAACACCTTTATTCCAGTTAGAAGCAAGACCAGTAGCTAAACCAAGACCAGTACCAATAAGTTGTTGTGTCTTAAGTCTTTCTTGCTCCTCTGGAGATAAAAGACCTGAAATAGGGCTTTGTCTTGTAAGAAATAGTGTATCTAATAACCCTTGAAAATTATCTGCCATGATTTACCCTATCCTTTTAACTTGTAAAAGATTTCCAGTCATTGGACCAGATTGACCTTTTCTAATTTGTTGGTTGCCCATTGCTACAGCTTCATTTAATCTTTGTTGATCTGCTTGTTCATTTTGTTGTCTTATATCTAAAAGACTTTTACCACCACTTAATACAGTCATTGGATTTTGTTGAGCATATGACATGGTATTAGAACCTAGATCAGAAAGTCTTTCTCCAAATGTTAATGGTGTATCTACAGCCATTCTTCTAGGGTCTATTGCAAACATATTTGGTTCTGTTACAACAGCATTAGATGCACTTAATGGAATTCCAGTAGAAGGAACACCAGCTGCAGCAAATCCTAAACCATCATCAGCTACATTGAGGTATGGAGCAATATTTATTCCTTGACCAGTTACTGGCAGACCTGAAGTTCCACCCAAGCCAGAGCCTATGCCAGTAAAGTTAATACCACCTGTTGCAGCACCACCTATTCCAGAACTTGCTGTTGGAGCTAATGCAGCATAACCACCAGAGCCTAAACTAGGAGCAGCAGAAGGTAATGCACTTTTGAAGCCTGAAAATAAATTACCGCCTGCACCACCAGCACCACCTAAAATACCACCAGTAGCACCTCCTAGTAATGCACCAGTAATAGGGCTTTTGCCCATAGCAGCAGAACTAACAGCGCCAATAGCTGCTGGAACTAAAATTTCTGGACCAAGAGAAGGTTGTAAAAAGTTCTTAAT